ATTCGAGAATCCACGCCGAGCGTGGTGACAGATGGAGCTGACCCCTAGGGGGATGTCAATCTCTGCAGAGGATTTGGCGTGCAACGGGCGGTGGGCCACGCGCGAAAAAACTTCAATTCAAACAGGGGATTAACCCCAGAAAGCCGGAAAGGAGGTGCTTTCGTGGCAAAAGACGGAACTTACCGTGGCGGCAGACGAGTCAAAGCTGGCAGCAAGCCGGATGCCCTCGCCGATAAAATCGCCGCAGGAAAAGAAGCAAAAATACTCGAAACTTACGATTTTGATCCGGAAGCACTCTTTGCTCCGGATGAACCGGAAGATGTGTCCGACCTTTTCGGCGAAGAAATGCCGAGTCCTTCGGATTACCTTTCTGCAAGACAAAAGGATGGCAAACCGCTCGGTGCTGATGAAATCTATGCCGAGACATGGAAATGGCTGAAAGACCGACGCTGTGAAAAGCTCGTGAACCCGAGACTTCTGGAATCCTACTCGCAGGCTTTTGCTCGCTATATCCAGTGTGAACAGGCGATCAGTACCTACGGGCTTTTAGGTAAACACCCAACTACGGGTGGTGCGATTGCCAGTCCTTTTGTATCCATGAGCCAATCATTTCAAAAACAGGCCAACCTCATCTGGTATGAAATTTTTGACATCGTGAAGCAAAACACGACGACAGCTTTTATTGGCAGTCCACAGGACGAAATGATGGAGCGCCTTCTTCGGACAGAGGAGGGCGAGCTATGACACAAACATTTTTGTAAGGAGGAATGCATGAAATACTATAAAGCCGCCGAATCCGTGACCAAGGGGCATCCGGACAAACTCTGCGATTATATCGCCGACCGAATATTGGATAGATACCTGAGAGACGATAAGAATGCCCGTGTTGCCGTGGAAGTCATGGCGACCAAAGGTCTCATTCTGATTGCAGGCGAAGTGACAAGCACCGCCAAGGTGAATGTGAAACAGATTGCAAGGAGTGCTCTGTCGGATGTCGGCTATCCTCCTTTTCGTTTTCGGGTTAAGACAAAAATTCATAAGCAAAGCCCTGACATTGCGCAAGGCGTCAACCAAGGAGGCCTCATCGGTGCGGGCGATCAGGGCATCGTTTACGGCTATGCGACGGATGAAACACTGGAGTATCTGCCGCTCGCTCAAGTGCTGGCACGAAAGCTCACTCGAAAGCTTGAGGAAGTCCGAGAAGAAGGCATTGTCAAAGGTCTTAAGCCCGACGGTAAGTGCCTGGTTGTTCTGGAATATGAAGACGGCGGGGCCAGTCGTGTCCAGTCGGTGGTGCTCTCCACCCAGCATAATGAAAAGCTTGATGTAACTGAACTCAGACAGGCTATTTTGGCGGAGGTGATCCGCCCCGTGCTTGACAGAAGGCTGCCCTATTCGGAAGAAGATATCTACATCAATCCGACCGGACGGTTTGTTCTTGGAGGACCGGAAGCGGATACAGGGCTTACAGGCAGAAAACTGGCTGTCGATACCTATGCTGGACTTTCCCGCCACGGCGGTGGAGCCTTTTCGGGCAAAGACCCGACCAAGGTTGATCGCTCGGCGGCCTATATGGCAAGGCTCATCGCTAGAAGTATTGTCTCTGCTGGTTTTGCCAAAAAATGCGAAGTCTCTATCGCCTATGCTATTGGAAAACCCGATCCTCTGTTTTGGGATATTGACTGCTTTGGAACAGAAACCCGTGACCTTGAGGAAATCAAGGAGCGCTGTGAGACGCTTTTCCCATTATCAGTTCTGCCCATGATTCAGTATCTGCAGCTTCGCCGGGGTGGCTATGCGGAACTTGCCATCAAAGGGCATTTTGGTAATCTCCTTGAACCCTGGGAGAACAGTCTCGCAGGGATGCTTTTAAGTAAAGGGGGCGGGCTTCATGCAGATGACGAATAAATTTGAGAAAGTCCCCATTGATAAGCTCGTACCATATGCGAGAAACGCTAGAACTCACTCCAAAGAACAGATCCTGCAGCTAAGGTCTTCCATCCGAGAGTTTGGCTTCCTGAATCCCTGCTTGATTGACAGGGACTATAACGTCATTGCAGGTCACGGCAGAATCCTTGCTGCCAAAGAAGAAGGATTGACTGAGCTGCCTTGTGTTTTCGTGGAGCATCTGACCGAGGCACAAAAGCGTGCGTACATCATCGCCGATAACCGGCTTGCCATGAATGCTGGCTGGGATGAAGAAATGCTCTCCGTTGAACTTTCCGATTTGGAAGGGGTTGACTTTAACCTTGATCTTCTGGGATTTACCGACAGCGAACTAAAAAAACTCTTAGGTAGTCTGGAAACTGAGGAGGATGATTTTGATCTCACCGCCGCTCTTGAAGCAGCAAGTTTTGTGAAACCGGGCGACCTCTGGACTCTTGGCCGTCACCGTCTGATCTGCGGTGATGCGACAAAAAAGGAAGACGTGGAAAAGCTGATGGACGGCAAAAAGGCCAATCTCATTCTGACCGATCCGCCTTATGCTGTGAGTTACAAGAGTTCATCAGGACTTTCCATTCAAAACGATAATTTAAAACCCGAGGAATTTTTCAAGTTCCTGCTCTCATCATTCAAGAATATGATCACTGCCTGTGAACCCGGTGCATCGGCCTATGTCTTTCATGCGGATACGGAGGGGCTTGTTTTTAGAAAAGCTTTTGAAGAAGCGGGCTTTCATTTGTCGGGTGTTTGCATCTGGGCGAAGGACTCACTTGTTCTGGGCAGGTCGCCCTATCAGTGGTCACATGAGCCGATCCTGTTTGGCTGGACGAAAAAAGGTAAGCACCGCTGGTATTCAGGGCGGGCGGAAACCACGGTCTGGCATTTTGACAAGCCAAAGCGAAATGAGAACCATCCGACCTCCAAGCCGATTGACCTCTTGTCTTACCCGATTCAAAATTCGAGTCAGGCAAACGCCATCGTGCTGGATTTATTCGGCGGGAGCGGCTCTACTCTCATCGCCTGTGAGCAAACTGACCGTATCTGCTATATGGCGGAGCTTGATGACAAGTATGCATCCGTCATTCTCCGGCGCTATGTGAAATACAAAAACGGTGTTTCCAATGACGTTTTTGTCCTGCGTGACGGTAAAAAAACCGCCTACGAAAAGCTTGTCAAAACTGTTGAATGATAACCAATTTTGAGCTGTAAATTTGTCGGGTAAATAAGCTGAAATGCCTGATAATAAAGGCTTTTAGGACTTGGCTTTCCTTCCTTTTAGAGCGAACATGTACGTACAAGAACAAGGAGGAAAAGACCATGACAAACAAAGAACTAAAACGACAAAGTTTCCTTGAAGTAACAAAGAACCGCCGGGTAAAACAAGATGCCTTTTACCGGAGATTTCCTGAAAGAAAGCTCTACGACGAAGGTAAAATCGGCTGGAACGAGTACCGGAAGCTCGCCAAAGAGACCAAGGAAAAAGAGCGGGCACACTACCGGGGAAACGCCAACTACGACCTCTACGATGACGGCCTGATTACCTGGGACGAGTTCCAAGACTTGGAAAGAGGGAGGTAAACGAGATGACCAAGTTTTCGATCAAAGAGAGATCACGAAAAGAACTGGCCGAGACTCTGGCTGACCTTCTCGAAACAAAAGCGAAATACCAGGGCGTTCCGACCTGCGCCTACCAAATCGGCGAGACAACGGTAGAGCGTGACGGCACGGTCTTCTGGGATAAAGCACTCAGCGAAAGCCAAATCCATGAGCTGACCGCAAAGCTGGAAGCGGTGGGTTTTCCCTTGACCGACAGCTTTACCATCAGCTTTCCGGATGACAAGATTTCCACCGAGACGCTTGAAAAGCTGGACCTGATCCTTCGCTCCAAGGGCAGCCTCATCAAAAAGGCGCTGGGCGCAGACCGCATCCTCGTGGAGCATGACATCGGGGTAGTCAACTTTCCCTGGTTTGACAGGCTCCTCACAGCCGATGAAGCGAGAATCTACACCGAGTTCATCAGCCTGCTCGTTGCCAGCGCCGGAGCGCAGACCAGAGTTCTTGAGAAAGAAACCAAAACGGACAATGAGAAGTATACCTTCCGCTGTTTTCTCCTGCGCCTTGGCTACATTGGCGACGAGTTCAAGGAAGCAAGAAAGCTGCTCCTGAAAAACCTCGAAGGTTCCTCTGCTTTCCGAAACCCGAAGGAGGCAAAGTGATGAGAGAAATTAGCCAAGCAAGGCTTGAAGCCTTAAGAAAAGAATATTCTGCAGGATGCCGCATTGAACTTTTGAAAATGGATGACCCCTTCGCTCCACCCATCGGCACAAAAGGCACGGTGATCGGTATTGATGACATCGGTTCGATCATGGTCCGCTGGGATGATGGGTCAAGCCTGAACGTTGCCTATGGTGAAGACCAGGTACGGAGGATCAGCCATGAATGAGACCATCAGAGAGCAAATCCTCGCTATCCGGGATACGGGCCTGACAAATATGTTTGATATCAATACTGTTCAGCGGCTGGCCTTTGAGCGGGACTACTTTGAACTGGTCTGCTTTCTGGAGGACGATCCCAAAGCCTATGTCCGCTTCATTTTGACGGGAAAGACGGAGGATTAGGCCATGTGGAAAAAAGGAACTATCGGCATACCGAAAGAAGACGGCGGCTACACCGCCTGCAAATATTGGCTCAAGCATTTTGATAAGCCCAGCGTGTACGGGATTGATAAGGGCAGGATTTCCAAACTCATGCTTAAAATTGACGGCGAGGTCGTCTGCAATTTTGACCGGGGCTGGGATATCAGACCAAGCTCAGAGGATGCAGAAAAGGCACTTGCGATCCTGCTTCACGAATACAACTAAACCTATGATCAATTAGAAGCATCAGCCCTTAGGGGCTTTTGCTCGTAGTGCGGCCTTAGGGGGTCGTTTTTTTATGGGAAGGAGGAAGTGTGAGACAACTGGAAATTTATAAACCGACTCGCTTCATGCTGCCGACTTCCCGCTATGACAAAGCTTCGGCAGATAGGGCGGTTGCTTTTATCAGCTTGCTGAAACATACCAAGGGTGAATGGGCGGGCAAATCCTTTCACCTGATCGACTGGCAGGAGCAGATTGTGCGTGACCTCTTCGGCATCCTAAAACCGAACGGCTACCGCCAGTTCAACACCGCCTATATCGAGATTCCGAAGAAGCAGGGCAAGTCCGAACTGGCCGCGGCGATTGCTCTCTACCTCACCTGCGGTGACTTTGAAAAAGGCGGCGAGATCTATGGCTGTGCCGCTGACCGCCAGCAGGCTTCCATCGTCTTTGATGTGGCTGTCCATATGGTGGAGCAAAACCCAGCATTAAAGGCCAGGATTAAACCTCGGCTTTCTCAGAAAAGACTTATCTATAAACCACTTCACAGTTTCTATCAGGTCTTGTCCTCGGAAGCGTACTCAAAACATGGCCTGAATGTTCACGGCGTGGTCTTCGATGAGCTTCACGCTCAGCCGAACCGCAAACTCTACGATGTGATGACCAAGGGTTCAGGTGATGCGAGAAAACAGCCTTTGTTCTTTCTTATCACGACCGCCGGAACCGATCGGCACTCCATCTGCTGGGAGGTCCATCAAAAAGCGGATGACATCCTGCACGGCAGAAAACGTGACCCGAGTTTTTACCCGGTGATCTACGGCGCAGAAGACGATGAGGACTGGACAGATCCCGATGTCTGGAAGAAAGCAAACCCTTCGCTTGGCGTCACGGTCGATATTGAAAAACTACACATTGCCTGTGAATCAGCCAAGCAGAACCCTGCTGAAGAAAACACCTTCAGACAACTCAGACTCAATCAGTGGGTCAAACAGTCGGTGCGCTGGATGCCAATGGAAGCCTGGGATAAATGCTCCCTTGCTGTTGACCTGGAAGCCCTGGAAGGGCGTATCTGCTACGGCGGGCTAGATCTTTCCAGCACCACCGACCTTACAGCTTTTGTGCTGGTCTTTCCGCCTGATACCGAGGATGGCTCGTTCGATGTGCTGCCCTTTTTCTGGATGCCGGAGGACAATATCCCACTGCGGGTAAACCGAGACCATGTGCCTTATGACCTCTGGGCGAAGGAAGGACAAATCCTCACAACGGAGGGAAATG